GAATGATGGTCTACACCCGCTCGGAAGAAACCGTGAAGTTCCATCTGCCGATGGGCTTCAACTTCCAGGCTGCCTATCAGGACAGCGCATTGTCGTGGTTCATCCCCGGCATCCTGCGTACTGGCGGCACCGAGATTCGGGTGCCAAAGGCCCATGCGTATTTTGACGGCGTATAAACCATGACCTCGCTCACCAACGTGTCAAAACAGTTGGTGGCCGTGACCGACGCCGGGGTGATGAAAGATATTCGCCCCGGTGAAACGGTCGAGGTGGATGGTCGCCAGAACTGGAAGGACGACCTGTTCGTCAAGGCGGGATGGCTGAAGCTGTCCGAGCCTGAGCCGGTCAAAGCCGAGCCTGAGAAGGTGGAGCCGCAAGAGACAAGGCCGACGCGCCGCAAGCGCTGACGCACCGCCCTGCTTCGGTAGGGCACCAATTTCCAAGCCTCGCCACTGTGCGGGGCTTTTTTGGCATTCTGGAGCGCCGCATGGATATCACCGCTGACATCGTGACGGCCTTCCGTGGCTACTACAGCGAATTCGCCGACACCGCTGCCTGGCCCGACGCCGATGTGACCCGCGCACTCGAAGAAGCCGATGACGAGACAGGCGCCCGCTGGGGCGCCTACAAGCATCGTTCGATCAAGCTAAGGGGGATGTTCGCCTTTGCTGCGCATCGCCTCGCTATGGGCAGCCTGCGCCGCTCTGTGGTCGAGAATGGCGGGCTCGCTTCGACGCCCTACGCGGTTTCGAGCAAGTCGGTTGCCGATGAGTCGGTTTCCTACGCAGTGCCGAGTCCAAGCGTGGCCGAGCAGATCGCCAATGGTGACCTGGCCTTGACCGTATACGGGCTTGAGTTCCTGCGCCTGCGCAAGCGTGCCGGGGCCGGCGCCCTGATGGTTTGACCGTGAAACTGCATACGTCCGTATCGGGCGGCGACAGGCTGGGCGACAAGCTGCGGCAGATACGCGAGCGCCTGCAGAAGAACAGCGGCGTGCTGGTCGGGCTTCCGGCTGGGACGGGCAGCTACGAGGACGGCGCGCCCATTGCGGTAATTGCCGCGGTGCAGGAGTTCGGGTCGGCCGATGGCGTAGTGCCTGAGCGCTCGTTCTTGCGCGTACCGCTGCGGCAGAACGTTGAGGACTTCAAGGCTGTCTGGCGTGCGCAGATCCCGAAGGTGGTAGACGGCGAGCTGACCATGCATCAGGTGATGAGCCAGCTAGGCGCCAGAGCNGNNGGNGTGAGNCAGGAAGCCATTGCTGANGGCATCGACCCCGCCAACGCAGATTCGACCATTAAACGCAAAGGCTCGAGCAAGCCACTGATCGACACCGGGCAGCTCCGGCAATCCATCACATTCATCGTCGAGGACTGACCATGCTTTCCATGCAGGATCACATCGACGGCACGTTTAACAGCCCGATACCGGGCGGCGTGAAGCGCATCAAGCCGGCTTCTGGTGGCGGCTACACCGGGCCGGGCGGCACATGGGAAGCGGGCGCGCCGGAAGTCATCACGCTTAAGCGCGTGAACATCCAGGCCGCCGACATGAAGACGCTCGAGCTGCTCGTCAGCATGGGCGGCACGTCCAACCCCAAGGACGTTCGGGTCGTCCACATCAACGACGGCGTGAACTACCTGTACCCAGACGACGACGGCAAGTTCGCCGATCTGCTGGAATTCAGCGACGGGCTGGCCGTGCGGCAATGGCGCGTCATCGACTGCGACAACCGTCCGTGGCGGAGCTTCTGCAAGGCCATCGTCGAACGCTACCGGGGGGCTTGATGGAAACCATCGAAGAGCTTTACCCGGTCTTCCAGCAGCTTGTAAGGCTGGCGACGGGCGTCGAAACGGTGATTCTTGCCAACCAGACGGCGGCGCCGCCTAACGGGCTATACGCCACCTATCTGCCGGTCCCGGTGCGTGCCTACGGGCATATCCGGCGCGAGCGGGCAGAGGTGCCAGCCACTGAGCCGACCGATCTCGAGGATTGGACGGACTTTGACGAAACGGCGCTGACCTCGATGCAGTTCATTCTCTCGGTGAACGTGCTTAACGAAGGCGCTGCGACTGCGGCTATGCGGCTGCACAACGCGAACTTCCGCAACCCTGTTTCCAAGTACCTGTTCGAAAACCGGATCGGCTGGCGGTTCGTCAGCGACACCCGAAACCTCACCGGCAGGCTACAGGCCGGACTGCAACCCCGATACCAGGCAGACATTCACCTCTTCATTGAGGCGGCCGTCTCCTACCCCGTCCTGCGCGCTGCGGGATTCCAGATAGAAACCCGCGACGAAAGCGGCAACCTACTTAACGGAGCATGACTTATGGCCTATCCGGTCGATAACATCATTCCAGTCAACGTGATTATCAGCCCGTCCGGTCTGGGTTATGCCAACTTCAGCAGCGCCTTCGCATTCGCTGATCAGGCAGACCTGGCGGCGCTGGTGACCTTTGCGGCCAACACCTACCGCGACTATTCGACCACTTCCGAAGTGGCCGAGGACTTCGCCACCGATAGCCCCATCTACCACATCGCGACTCGCTACTTCGCGCAGATTCCGAAGCCGCCGCAGCTCAGCGTGTGGATGAAAGACCCGCTGGATACTGGCATCGTCGACACGCTCAACAAGGCTGCCGACCNGGCGTGGCGCTATCACCAGTTCCTCAAGCTGTCCGATCTTACCGAAGCGAACGCGCTCGCGGTCGGCGATTGGGGTGATGCGAACAGTCGCGCTATCTGGGCAACTTTCAGCGCTGCTGGCATTCTCGACCCGCAGTCCGACACTGACATCATGTCCGTGCTGCAGGCCAAGGGAAATCGCCACATGTTCGCCGGCTTCAAGTCGAGCGGCCAGGTAGCGACCGACCCGACGCAGGCTTATGCCATGTGCCAGCTGGCAGCGGCGTTCCACAAGTTCCGCCCGAACGGCCAGCGCACCGCCATTACCGGCGAATTTCAGGTGCTGCCAGGCGTCATGGGCGATGACCTGTCGACCACGGCCTACAACGCACTGACCGCCAAGAATGGCGTGTTCTTCACGCAGATCGAATTGGCCGGCCAGACCGACAACAGCCGCGTGATCAACTCGAAATCGATGTCCAGCTTCGGCGAGTTCATCGACGACGTGGTGAACCTCGACGTGCTGAAGAACTACCTACAGGTTGACGGTTACAACTACATCGCAGGCGCCGGCACCAAGCGGCCTCTCGATCCGCGCGGCTATGCCGGGCTGCTGGATGTCCTGGGCGCTACCTGCAAGAAGTTCTTCGACAACGGCGTGCTGGGCACTGGCACCTACATCGACCCCATCGACGGCGTAACCAAGGTCGCAGATTACGGGTTCGTGATCATGTCGAAGCCCGAGGACGTGCTGAGCCTGTCCGTTGCCGACAAGCGCGCCCGCAAGTTCCCGCTCACCACTATTTATGTCGTCCTGGCTCGCGCCGGTCACGTCGCAGAAATCAACGTCAATGTTGAATGAAAAAGGAATCTGAATAATGGCTATGTTTCGATACGGCGCTGACGGGGCGAATCTTACGGTTTTCGGCATTCCGCTTGACCAGTGGGGCGATACTGATCCGCCAATTACAATCGAAGATATAGAACAACGCTCGACACTAAAGCGCGGGATTGGTGGCACGGCCGTCCGGCTTGATAATCAAACTCGACCCAAAAGGCTAACAATTAGCCTTATGCCTGGATGCGATCAGGTTCGGCAGATTTTGGCAGCGGAAAAGTCAGGGGTGGACGCCACCTTTAGCTTTCGCCAGTCAGGAACCCTGGAAGTCCTAGTTGGCTACGATGGCGTTCTAGTTAATCGCGGAACAATTGGTCGGGGCGGAAAGTCATCGGTAAGCGATGAAACTTTCACGTTCGAGTTCAATTCAAGCGAAGAGGTCTAGTATAATTAAAGGCTAGAGTGAACAACTATTCCGCATGGAGTGCGCATGGAAGTCATCTCAAAAGCCGATGCAATAAAGCTAGGTCTAACTCATTACTTCACCGGCGTGCCCTGCAAGAATGGCGGGGTATCGCCGCGCTCTGTGAAGGGTAGTAAATGCGCGTGCGCAGGCTGTAAGGCCGTTAAGGCTAAGACCAACAGAAAACATTACGACGAAAATCGCGAAAGCTATATAGAGCGCGCTCGCAATCATTATCTGAGCGATACCGACAAAGCAAAAGCATACAGAGCTGAATGGGCAGATAGGAATTCGGAGCGTCTGAAGCTGGCTAGGCAGAAATACTATGTCGATAATAAGCAAAAGATAAATGATGCATGCGCGATGCGCCGAAAGCTTCACCCTGAAAGATGCAGGGAAGAGGAGCAGGCGAAATACCAAAAGAATCGCGACACGATCCTTAAACGGAATAAAGGCTATAGAGAAAAGAACAAGGACAGAATTCGATTCGCCAACCGCGCCCACTACAAGGCCAACAGGCACAAGTATTACGAGTCGGCAAGAAGGCGCGCAGCTGCGCATCTGCAAGCCACTCCAGCATGGTATGGCGAGTTTGATGAGTTCGTAATCAAGGAAGCCTTTGAGCTTTGTGATAGCCGAGGAGAAGCCACTGGAATTGTGTGGCATGTAGACCACATGATCCCGCTTCAGGCGGTAGAGGCCTGCGGGCTGCACTGCGCTGCGAATGTGCAAGTAATCCCGGCGTTCATAAATTGCGGGAAAAGGCACCGGATGGAGCTTACCGAACCGCTCGAATGGCTTTCCGCCATCGCTGCTTAAATTCAGAGGAAACCTAATGGCTCGCTCATTCACCGTTGAAGCTGGCGACGTGGAGTTCAAGGGCTCCACGGCCCCGGCCAAGGCGCAAATCGAGATGCTGCACATTGCAGGGCGGACGGGCTTGATTGTCTCCCTGCAAGAAGGCGCATCGGATATGGCCCTCGTGGTCGCGCTGACGCAGATCCACCCGGACGACTTCACGATCCTGCGCAAACTGTGCTTTGTGTCGGGCAAGGAGGATCTGGTGGTTCGCGCTGCGGACAACGTGCCGGTAGGGGAAAACCTGTTTCAGGACGCCCCGCAGGACTTCTACCTGCTCGTCGGTCGCGCGCTGGTGGAAAACCTCAGCCCTTTCTGGCAGCTCCGCAAAGCAACCGTCGCAAGCTCGGCGGAGCAGAGCCACTAAACCCGTTCGTGGACTGGTTTCTCTGGCGCCCGTGCGCGGGCCTAGGGGCGACCTGTCCGCCACTGGCTAAGTGGTCGGATATGCTCGACGGAACCTACGACCTGGCCGATGTGCAGATGATGCATTGCGTGATGGACGAGATAGAGCATCAGGTCGAGTGCGCTCGCAATAAGTGATGGCGCTGGGCTATGCTTCCGCGATGAAGAAGATCCGCGTCAGCTACGAACTTATCGACGACAAAGGGGAGGCCATCTACAGCCGCGTCCACGAGATGCGGCCGAGTGATGGCGTTCCCTGTCGCCCGATGAAGCTTAAGGCGAACGGGTCAGGCCTACAGATCGCATCGCATAACGAAGCCGTCGCCTTCTGGCGCGAGCTGGTCATGCTCGGGCATCTGGACGACTACATACGCGACAAGCACATGCCGATGCTGTTGCCGCCACTGGATGGGGATGAGGAATGCGAGTAGGTGCACTTGTTGCGCTGGTGTTGGTAGCAGCGTCAAACAATGCGAAGGCGCAAGGCCTGACCGACGAACAGATAGCGCGGCTAGTCGAGCATGTAAAGGAGTTCACCGGCCAGACCGCTGATGCTGGGTTTCAGTGCATGGCGCGGATGCGCTTGGAGGGGAGCGCTACCGAGGCTTGTAAAACCTTTCGCGCTCAGTCTGATGCCGCTCAGAGCATGTATTTCCAGATGAAAGATGCGATAACGGCACGACCATACCAGAACGCCTACTTCATGAATGCCGATGCGATAAGCGCTGCCGAATACAATTACGCGCGCATCAGGGATGCTGAAAACACACTATACGATATGGGCTTCTACAGGCCCCATCGTTACTGATCAGCGTATGTTTTTGCAAAACCCGCTCATGTAGCGGGTTTTTTATTGCCCGAATTTAGGAAGCCCCCATGGCCGAAACAATCGACGAACTGCTGGTTAAGCTCGGCCTGGAAACTGACGCAAAAGGGTTCAAGGAGGCGAACAACCAGTTCTCCAGCCTACGCACAACGGCTCTATCAGTTGGGGCTGCAATCGGGACCGCCTTCGTCGGCGCAGGCGTGGCTGCAGTCAAGATGTCGGCCGACATTGCCAAGTCGGCTGATGATTTAGGCAAGTGGAGCAAAGCGGCCGGGGTATCCGCGCAGTTTGCGGACAAGCTCAGTTTCGCAATGGCTAAGTTTGGCGGGTCGAGCGCTGATGCCCGGGCGCTGATTGATCGCGTGAACGACATCCGCGAGGCGGCGCGATTTGGCGAGCTGTCGGATAGAGCATTCACGGTGGCAGGGTTCAACCCTCAAGCCATTCAGCAGCAGAACATGGGCACTGAGGAGACGCTTGATTTCCTCAGCCGCGAAATCAGCAAGATTTCCGACCAGGGCCAGCGGCGACGTGTACTTGATGCCCTCGGCATCAGCGGGCCTTACGCGCAGAACATGCTGTCCGACCGCGGCGGCTACCTGGCCGAAATGGACAGGGCTGAGGCGCTTGGCCTTATCACCGACGAGTTGATCAAGAACGCAGCGGCCTATAACGACGCAGTGACCGAGAACGAAAAGGTTCTTAGATCAATGCGGGAGGAGATTGCCCAGAATCTGCTGCCTGTCATGCAGAAATGGGTGGAGTCGCTGACCGGCTGGGTTAGAGAGAACAAATCTGGCGTCACAGAGGCTGTTGCAATCGTCACGGGCGACGGCAGCGCTATAGACAAAGCCCAGCGCTGATCAGGTGCGGCGGAGCGTCACGCTTGGCTAGCGTCCCGTCCGGACCTTTCCGAATGATCGTCAGCCGGTTGGCGCTCATCGTCCAAACGAAGCCGTGAATGTCGGCCAGTTCGTTCATGCACGAGACGGACGAGGTGCACATGCTGCGCCCCTTGAGCGCCCGCGGCAGGTCGGAGAAGTCGCCGATAAACTCGACCGGCAGCAGCAGCGACTCAGCAACTTCGCGAATAATGTCGATCTGCGGCGTGTTAGCGCCCCAGGACTTACTAACGAACGCCCCGGCCTGCGCCCCCCCAGCAGTGCGCGCGTAGAACTTGATGTACTTGTCGACGCCTTCCCGGCCGATCTCGGTGTTGATGATGTCGCCAAGGAAGATCAGTCCCGGCTGCTCGCCGTAGCCAGCGGACAGGCTGATGCCATCGAACTTGTTGTAGATCGCCCGGCGAGAACGACCTGATGCGCCATACAGCGTGATTTCCGCTAGGCTGCCTTCGCTCCCGTAGCGGTTATCGACGCTGAACCGGATCTGCATCGGCGGCTCATAGACCAGCTCGTCGTCGCCATCTTTCAGCGTCAGCCGGTAGTTGCGCCCGAGCAATCTACTCATCTTCATACCACCGCAGCTTGTTGGTTATGCCGAGGTTGCGAATGGTCGGCGCCTCGCCTTCCAGCACAACACGGCCGAGGCCCACATTCAGGCCAGCGAGCAGATTGATACCCGGGTGAAGGCCGCGGCCAAGCGCAATAGGTGTTCCGTCCGCGCGGCGCATGTCGGCCGTGTAGTAGCTATGACGGGCTGACCAGCGCAGACGGAATTGAACATAGGTGCCACCGAGCGTCACGCCGAATCGCTGGAAAGCATCACCAGCGCGCAGGGGGATGGTTTTCATTGCAGGCCCACCTCTCCCAGGTTGTTCTCGGTCTGCGCCTGCGTGCTGGCCGTGTCGTCAGCGGGGAGCCGCGAATTGACGATGGCCTGGTTGGCCAGGCTGTCTACGACGATCAGCTTGCGCATTTCGACGACCAACTCAAGGCCGCCCTCGTTCTGCTTTGTGACCTGTACCCGGGTATTCGTGATGAGCACGTTGTCGTAGGAGTCCTTTGCCCCCACGACCGTGATCAGCTCGTGCGCCGACTGCAGCGCACGAATGGCCTTGATCATCTTGCCTGATCGCGTTTCGGCGCCGCCCGCAAGCTCGGTTAGGACAGAGCCCGCAATACCGACAGCGGCAGCCGCAGCGCCGCCCAGCGTGCCAATGATCGCACCCGCCGCCGTACCCACCGCAGCGCCGGCAATGCCGGAGAACTGGCCTGTGCTTTCAGCCAGCGCGGCCTTGATCGGGTTGTCGGAGAGCGCCACGGTCATCATCAGTCGCAGCGGACGATCAATCGCATGGTCGTTGCCGATTGCGCCTGTCTCGATCGGGTATTCCGTCACGTCGGTGACCAGTTCGCTCGATTCCTCGAGCAAGGCATCGAAGAACAGCCCGCCGATCTCCGGGCGCGACCGGCTGAAAATGCCGACTAGAGACATTGGCTTGATTCCTATTCGACGTTGTTCGGGATGCCATCGCGGCTGACTTGTACGGCGTTGCTCAGCTCAGCGCGGAAGACCTTGCGGGCAGCCGCTTCCACTGCACCGGGGTCAGTCGCGCCCCGCGCATCGATGCTGTAGTAGTTGGTTGTTCCGGCCTTGCTGGCTCGGTCCATGATCGAGGGAACGTAAGCCTGCGTCTCGCCAGGCATTGCGGAGAGCCAGTTGGCGCCATGGCTGGCGACGGCATTCTTCACTGCGCCAGGGCCTGCGTTGTAGGCCGCCAGCGCCTTCTGCGTGTCGCCGTCGAACTCCTTCATCATCGCGGCGAGGTAGTCCCGACCGAAGCGCAGATACTCCTCGCGCGAATCGTTCGCCAGCGGACGGACGCCGTACCCTGGATCGCGGCCGGTGGCCGGCATGACCTGCGTCACGCCACGAGCGCCCTTTGGTGAGCTGAGCAACATGCTTCCGTCGCCATAATGTCGGCCGCCCGATTCCTGCTGGATCAGGGCGTTGAAGATGGCATCGGTAGATAGCGGGCCAGACGGCGATTGCGCGTTGTCACCGAAGTAGCGGTTGTACAAGCGCATAACCGGGGAGTTCATCACTCCGGCAACCGCTGGATGGTATTGCAGCGCCCCCCATACCTCGCCGCCGAAGGCTCTAGCGTTTGGGTTTGCCGCTAGGGCGTCCGCCTTCTCGCCAAGGGTGCCAGGCCCCATGATGATGCCAACGGTGTCGGCTATCCCTTTCTTGTGCTCGCCTATCCAGCCGGTTAGCGCTTCGATCCAGTCCGCCATGCGCGGCAGGAGATGGCCGGCAACCATGTCCTTGAGGTTGGCCGTCTGCTGGCTTAGCTCCGTCATAGCGTCAAGGTAGGCCGCAGAGTTATCCATCAGTTGCTGGTCGGCGATGCCCAGTTCATTTGCCCGGGCGTAGTCAGCCTTGGTGCGCTGATAGTTGGTCATCACTCCAACTTGCGCAGTCCCGGAGAACCCGAGCGCATCGAGAACCCTGCGTTGCAGATCCTTGTCGCCGATGCTGCTAGCGCCGCGCATCAGGTGATCGAGCGCGGCCTCGTTTGTCATCGATGAGATGGCATACAGGTCTAGGCCCGGCGCCTCGTGTGCCCAGGCTGGCAGCTCGCCCCGGCGTGCTTGAGTGCGCAGCTTCTCGACGTTGCCGAACATGGCCATCATGTCGGATTCAGGGTTTGCGCTTCCGGCCTTCGCCAGCGCGAACGCGAGCTCCTGCGCCCTCTTGATGCTTACGCCCGCAGCCTCGGCCCACTTGCCCAGCCCGTCCCGACTCTTCGCCACGTCAGCGGACATTTTTGCCAGGCCGACGCCGGTACCCACAAGCGCAGTACCAATGGCGGCGCCGACCGTCAGGGCGGTAGTGCGCAGGTTTGTAAATTGGGTGTTGGCTTCTCTAAAGCCCTTGGCGTCTAACTCTAAGCCGAGCTTGACCAGAAGGTCGTCCACTGCCTCTGCCATGATTGTTCCCTCGTGCCGGAGCCTTACAGCTCCAATTGGCGAATGATGACGGCAGGGTCAGTGCCGCGTTGTAGGGCGCGCTGTGCGTCTCGCTTCATCGTGTCGATACATTGGTTTTCGAACTTCTCCGCCATCCGGCACGCCTTTTTCACGATCAGCACGGCTAGCTCGCGGGGAAACGGGATCTGCTCTGGCTTTGGGCGTCCGTAGGTAATCGACACTGGCTCACGCTCCGCTATGAATTTGGTTTGCCTGCCACCGGCCAGGAGGCGTGCCGCGCAGGCTCTCGGGGTTTTCTGTGACTTGGGGCACTAGCCGAGTGATCCCCTTCTCGCGTTACTTGCAGCCGAAACGAAGGTCAGGCGCTGCGGCGGGTTCCTGGTGGGCTTGATGGCCGTCCTTCCAGGCGTTCGCGGTGCGCTGCTGTTTGGCTTTGAATGCGGCGTCCAGGGTGCTCTGAGCATCCCCGGCAAAGACTGGCTTGAACTCTCGCGCCTGCTGCTCGGCCTCTGCGCGCTTGCGGCTTTCGGCCAGCTTCTCGTCCTCGGTTTTCTCGTCAGAATCGCGCCAGGCGTTGCTGAGGCGATCCATGCGGGACTGGTAGGCGGCGTCGGAAGTTGCGCGGGTGTCGGTTGCCTTCTTGCTGTCGATGTAGGCGTCCACCTCTTCGGCCAGGCTGTCGGCGCGCTCTTCCAGCATTGCCACGTAACCGTCGCTGGTTTCGCCTGCATTGGCAGCGCTGGCCAGGTCGGCTTTCATCTGGTCGAACTTGGCACGCAGTACGTCCGCCACCCGGTCGCGTGGCTCTACCTGGTCTTGGTCCTTCCAGGCATTCGACTGGCGATCCATGTAGGCCCGATAGGCGTCCTTTTCGGTTTCGGCGTAGCTGTCGAGACGGGCCTCGGCGCGATCGATGCCGGCACGGATGGCGGCGAGGTTGGTTTCGGTGTTCATTGGGTCAGTCCTCAACGATGTATGTGATCGACTGACGCAGCGCGCCACTGTCGATAAGGGGTTTGCTTGAGCCTTTGCGGGCGACGGTGGACGGGGCGTTGGCTGGGTCGATACCTGCCGCAATGGCCTCTTGGCTCACCGATGCCGCCTTGGCGCCGATCTGGCTCATCATCTGATGCATGGTCAGTTCGCCGCGGACTACCTTCGGGATCAGGGCGCGCCAGATGGCTCGGAAGTCCTCGACGTTCTGCCGTAGTGGCACACGCAGGAATGAGCGCTCGGGAATGTGGCCATCAGCTGAGCCGAACTCTTGAACGGCTGCGATAACGGCAATCGGGGCGCCGTCTTCATAGCTCCCGGTACCGGCCGGAACGCCGACCAGCACACTGTTGTTTTTCTCGAAGTCCTCGCGGATCTGGCGGAGGCGAGCACCTAAGCGGTCGCCGCCAGAAACAGAGGTTTGCAGCTTCACGCGGCACCCTTGAGCGAAACGACGCGATCAACGTCGCGCCCGAAAAATCCGGTTTCGTCACGCATTCCGGTGGATGCCCACATCTGCAGATCACGACCTAGGTAGCCCATTCTTTCCCCGGCCAGGGACAACTGGCGACTGGTGGGGGCGCCCATCTCGGCGGCCGGATCTGCGGTCCCGTATTCGGTCGCAATACCGCGCGCCTGGTTTGTCAGATTGGTGGCTTCGGCCTTGAGCTGCTGCAGCTGTGCGAGCGCGGCCTGCAATGCCTCCCAGTGTTCCAGCGCCTTGCCGACTACCTTGGTGCTCTCCGCGATCTTGGCCGCATGGGCTTTCTTCAGCTGGTCGATCTGCGGGCTTGCCTCGGCGCGCTTGGCCTCGGGAATCATCGCCGTCAGGGTTTCGTGCTCGATGCGCAGACGCTTGGCGCGGCGCTCGGCGGCGGCCTGGTCAGCCTCTACCTGGTCAACATTGGCGCCGGTGACGATGGCCTGAGCCAGTAGGGAATCGTGATCGATTGTTGCGAGTTCGGCTTGTTCCTTGGCGATTTCTGCCAGGCGTTCGTTGATTTGCGCGAGTGTCTTAGTCATGGGTGTGGATCTCCTTTGTCGCCAGTTGAGAGACGGCCCAAGGCGGGCAGTCCGGGGTCAGGTGTGAAAGATCAAATTCGGGGTCGTCGTGCAGCGCCCATACGGCGTCATAGGCAAGGCGCAGATCCTCGACGGCTAGCGCCTGGTGATCCGTGCGGTACTGCTCCCAAGTGACGCGGCCCTGATACCGGCGCAGTGCGCTAAGCGCGGCGTCTTGGCCGGGGGTCATTTGGAAGCGGTCGGGGCGGGCGGCTTCCAGAGCCTGCACACGCCTCGCTAGGTCACGACTTGCCATTGGGCTGCTCTCCGTAGAAGGGGGCGACTCGACGGGCTTTCTCGTCGTCTGGCAGCGCATAGAAGGCGGCCAGGTTGTCGGCGTACTTGTGATGGGCCTTGCGCTGTTCCAAGGCGTCGAGCCGCTTCTCGATATCGCGTTTCATGCTTTGGCCTCCAGTGCGGCAAGGCGGCGGCTCAGCTCGTCCAGTTCGGTGATCTTCGCCACGCTGGCAAGGGCTTCGATCAGGGCGCGGCCTTGGTCGGGGGG